CGCTATCTATTTCCAAATCTAGCATAGATATTTTGTTTACGATATTATCTATTACTTCTTGACTTTGTTGTTTTATCAACAAAAAATCGTTGATAGTTATGTTACAAAAATCATCTTGTTGTAGCGGAAAAATACGTTTTGTTTTTTCTATAGATTCAATTTTACCCTGTATAGATTCATCTAGGCTAAGATGATCTAATTGATCTATTAAATAGTTTCTAAATTCTACTAAATCGTGTAATTTTCTCATTATTCAAAACTAAACAAATTATCAAATGTTGTGGCAATCTGTGTATTTTCAGCAATCTGCCATTTCAACACACCTAATAGATTTTCTACTTTTTGGTCTACGATGCCGGTTTCCATGCTAGCATCATCAAACGGTAGTTCTTTGAACCACTGTGGGATATGTGTTTCATCTGTGGGATATCCAACACTAGTATAACCAAGCGGATTATCTTTGAGTTTACATACTACAGTTTTCATACCATCCACGATCGTCATACTGTATTGATCACCCATCATGCGTTTTAAGTTGTTCCAATTCATGGCCGCACGCACATGGCCCGGCATGTTGGCTTTGCCTAGACGTTCTTCTTCTTTGGTATACTTAGTCAGGTTGTTTACACGCTTAGGTGTGCCTTTCTCCCAGGCTGGACGTTCTGTAAACAATAGTTTAAAGTCACGCACCTTGGCAATAATAGCATCACGCTCTGCACCAGTTAATACAGATAATAAGACATCACTTAAAAAGTCCTGGATTACTTTTGGAGTATCTGACCTCTTTAAGTCTAGGCCCATGGCTTTTACTTTACCTGGGGTACCGTGTGTGTCTAAACGATGCCCTTCCATGTCATAGATCAAGATAGCATAGCGTTTCTTTTTAATAAACAGGCCTTTGAGTGATACACTTTCTCGCCCACCTTTGATCAGTTCACCTTGACGGCGGGGAGTATGGAAAGCCCGTTCACAGAACGCTGGAAAACTTTCATTGACTTGATCTGCGATGCTGTCATACAAACCCACTGCTATGTCTTTGCTCCATTCCATCTTGCCTGCTAGGACGTCTGCACGTACCATTGGATACGCACTGAAATAACAAGAGTCTGTATCACCATAGATAATCGCTTCACCGGTATGATCATACACACCTGTTATACATTCGTTTATGTATGCATCCATGTGACGGGCAATGGTCCTACCAGTCAGTGTAGTTGACTGTCCGATACGTTTGTCAAAGAACCTACAACCTGGATTCAAAATAGCACCATACAAACTGTTCAAGTTAATCTTCTTAACCAACTGACGTTTATCCCAGAATGCTTGATCTTCGTCTGAGACAGCCTCTTTCTTTTTAGCCTGCATGTCTTGTCGTTCACTATACCAACGTTCTAGTAGTCCCGGTATAACACCTTTGCGCTCATTATTGAAAATAGTACCATTGGCACTGAGTATCCACGGTTTATTACTGTCAAAGATTAATCGCCAACAGTCTGCGGCACTTAGGACATCACTGGTACCATTGGCCCAATCAATAGTAATCTCAGTACCAACTTCACCATTCATCACAGCAGTGTACTCTAACGATCCAAACAAGTTTTCCCATGCGTCTGCAAAACTACTACCCGATGTTTGTTTCTCTTTGATATAGTGTTCGGTCATGGTCTGGCGTAGTTGTCCTACGATAGTTTCTGGTCCCATGTTTAATGCACGAATAGCACTTGGATACAGTGAATTAATGTCAATAGCACCAATATAGTCATGCATGCCTGCTTTAGGAGTCGCCACATAAGCACCTGCGGCCTGTGTATCGAACTGTTCATCACGGTTACGATTCGGAACAACCATACCCAGTTGATGTGCTTCGTTGATGATAGCCTGTTCTGTAACTGCTACTGCGCCCATGGTTGTCTGTAGTAGCACAGTGTTGTCATGTGCTAGTTCATTGGCCAGATCTAAGAAGCGTAGTTTTGTATCTAGTTTGTGTAACAATGCTGTGTCTTGGCGATTGTATTCGATAAACTTAGCAAAGTCTTTGTTATATAATTGATCCAAGGTACCTTCGTACTGTGTTTTACTTTCACCTAGTTCGTATTCACTAATGGCATCTAGGCTATAACTATGACGCTCTTCATATGTGTATTTGCGATACAGTTGCATATAGTCCATGTGTACACGACCAATCAAATCAAATGTCATGTTACTAGCGCCAAATCGTTCAAACTCACGTTGCTTGGGGAACTGCCCCCATAAACAGAATCTGCGTGTGTCATCTTTACTTAGGACACGATTGGTACGTTGCACCATATATGGAATATCAAAGCCTTCTGAGTTCCACCCTGATAGTATGTCTGCATCGTCAATCAAGTCTAAGAACGTTTTGAGTAGATCTTCTTCACGTTCCATCAAGAAACAGTTGTCATAATTTTTAACTATCTCTTCAGCAGTTTCCCAACTCATTGACTTGGGTGGGATAACCATGGTAACCAGTTTGTCTAACCAATCTAGATATACTGATACCGCAGTTATGGGATTGAATGGATCCTCTGGACGGCTGAACCCTCTGACGGGGTCAAAATCAACCTCGATGTCAAAGAACGCTGTTTGTAGTTTAGGTGACTTCTGTCCAAGATAATTATCTTCAAGACAACGGAACACGGGATTGATGTCACTTTCCCAGATACGTTTGCCTGAATTGATTTTAACTTCTTTATGGAACTCTTTGCCTATACGTGTGCTGAATCGTGACACTGGTGTGTCATAGATAGTTCGGAATTTACCACGAGGGTCATCATAATAAAAAGTATAATTGGCGGGATACTCTTTGTATTCTCTTTGCCCATTTACTCTTTCTACAATGTAAATGCGATCTTTTGTACGATCAAAGAGAGCATCAATGTATGACATAAAAATATTCCTTTTTGTGCGACTTCTAGCTCACACACACTCTTCATGCCCGGGTGGGCGTTTTATTAATTATAACACTAATACTCTGTAAAATCCTATACCATCAATGATAAAAAGCGTCATAGTAGTCATCAATAGCCCAAAACTTCCACGACTGATACTTGTAAACATGCTAATAGTTAATGCTACAAATATAATTGGGTAAACTACTAACCAATCGGTATAAGGCACTGTTAGGCTCACTGACAGCGCAATAACTATATTCAATAACCAATTACATATTTCTAAACATAATCTGACTGGGTGACTATGCCAATCTCGTTTGATAAAATTAGCTGTTGCATGCCAATCGATCAAACCGTGCGACCAACTGTTTCGAGAATATCAGTGACTGTTTCGTGATCAGCATTAGTTTCGGTTAGTTTTGATTTTTGAGCGATCTTAATCGCTTTTTTAAGCAAACTGGGCTTGATTTCTAATTCTTCTGCTACTGCTTTAACCGTATCATTCAAGCCTGCACTCAAATCTTCTACTTCTTGTAATACAGCAATACCTTCGTTAATTAGTTGAGTTAGTTTGGCTTTTTGCTCGCCTGAAAACATTTTTGATGCCATGATGTGGCTCTCCTCGGTTGAAAAATATATTATACTACAATTATATATGCTTGTCTACGATTTGTTATAAATATTTTAATGTACAACTGGTATTATTCTTTAATTACATTGTTTATCACATTTCATTCTATGAGCAGTGTTTATTCCATATATCTCCATAGAGGTAAAAGTCATAACCATTTTGTATTTTCTCCAGCATTAGAACATTTTTTCCGTTTTTGGTTGTGGTTCACCGTGGGGATGGGGGGAACAAATTGGATACAGTGTTGGGTCACAAGACATCGTAAACACCACAGATACAGTGATACCATAGATGATCCTCATAGTCCATTCTATTTGACATTTAAAAAAATGCAGCAGACAGTCCACGATATTGGTCCTGAAGATCTACAAGAATATGCGTCTGACATTATATCTCCCAATGATTGGATAGAACGAAATCTTTATAGTAAATATCCTACCTTGGGTAAACAGTTACAGATGGTCTTACATACAATATTATTTGGATTGCCTGGATTCATCATTTTCGCAAGTTTTTGGTTAAATCTTAACTATATAGGGAGATTTTTTGGAGAGTATGTAGCCCACAAGTTTGGATTTACGTATGCCGGTAATCGTGGCGTAGATAGATCTAAAATTGTATTTCCTATATCATTTTTGATGGGCGGAGAAGAAATACATGCACACCATCATAATGATACTAGTAAACCTTATTTTAGTCGTCATTGGTGGGAATTTGATATTGGTTGGTTTTATGC